TCCACGAGCTTGATTTGCACTCTGTTGTGCCGTTGTATATGTAGGCGTATATGCCTGATTAACAACAAGTCCTTTTGTATAGGCTTCGCTTGCTGGAGTAGTAGGAGATGGCTTTAACTGTGGCATACCAAGACGACTATATACACTATCTCCAGATGTAACGCCACCAGGAAATGCTTGATCAAGTCCAGCCTTGAATTGAGCCAACTGTAACTGCTGCCCGAATTGATTAGATTGAGTTGTGGCACTCAACTGTTGCTGCTGTAACTGAAGTCCACCAAGACCAAGTTCTCTTTGTAGATCAATCTCTTGTTGCTTAGAAGTCAACTGTGCCATACCAAGTTTCTCTTGCAGAGCCATCTGTTGCTGAGCAATTCCAGTATTCGCTCTAAGAGATTCAAGCTCCGCTTGCAACTTTTGCGTCTCAAGCCCAAGTTGTTCCTTACGAAAGCCAAGTTCGGTCTCTTGGAAAGCCAATTGCTTCTCAGCAATCTGCTGCTTAAGAGTAGACTCTTTCTCTTGTAAGGCAAGCTGCCTATTGCTAATATCTGATTGCTGAGCTAATCTCTTTTCCTCAAATCCACTTGTCCACTCAAACTCTTTAGTCCTTGCAGAGTAATTGAGATCAAACTGTCTCTTTGACTCATCGAGTTGAGTATAAAACTGATCCATGTTAGACAAGTATTGAGCTTGCTTATTAGATTCGGCTCGAATACTCTCAGTATAGGCTTGGGGATTTCCATACTGACTCTCTGTCGGTAACAAAACTCCAAGATCAGAATAAGGCATTGAACTTTCCTCCAGTTAAAGATAACGATAATAGTGAAACAATGCTCCCGTAGTTCCATCAACAGTAGAACTTTGCAGGCAGACTAAATATAATACATTTCCAGTAGGATAGTAAAATAACTTTCCACTAGCTCCAATGTATGTATCTGCTAATGTTTGAGTAGTCCAAGTTGTGGCTTTAGTATATTCAAGTAACTCTTCTGATGGGGCTAAGTTTAAATAAGCAGTACAAAATATATCTGTAAGATTACTTACTACTCCATTGAGAACAAGATTAGTTACAGAAGAAGTAATTACTTCTTTAGTATTCCAACTACCATTATATAAATAATAAGCAAATTCCGTGCCAGATGAAATGGCAAAATGTACTCTATTAGATGCGTCAACTGAACAAACAAGCTTATATGTATCGAATACAGTTATTGTATTCCCAATCTGTACTGGAGCACTCCAACTACCATAGGTTCCATATATGTGGTAAAACTTAGTCTCATATACATCAGGATTTGGAGTAGTATCAACTTGTTGTTGATAGTATATTACATGAACATTATCACTTGAATCAATAGCTGAAGTTATTCCTTGATATACCTCTTCCCAAGAGCCAGTAACAGTAAGTGTAACCAGTAACTCAGTTTGCCAACTACCACTACTATCAGTAGCGTAATATACTCTATACTCAACGCCTAAATTCTCGTATACATATATTAAATGTGTATATCCAGAAGAATCTCGATGAACTGCCTTTAATACTAAGTTAGCTCCTAAACTAGATAAGGCGGTAAAACTATTCCATGTTCCACTTGATTTAGTTAGTCCTACTATATCAGTACCACTTAAATATAATAACGATGGGTTACCTAAAACATCAATATATACAAGTGGACAACTGAACCAAAATCCTGCAATAGTTTCAGCAGTCCAAGAGTTACCATCAAAGAAATTATAGAATAAACTAAAAGTTGCAAAGCTAACTGAAAGATTATGCAGATAGCCATTAGAATTATCCATAAAAGTATCAGTTAGAGCAACCCAACTTCCTGGGTTATAAATAGAAACTCGATCCCAAGCAACTCCATGAGGACAAACAATATCAATTAATTGAGTATGAATTATTCCAAGACCATCTTTAAACTTAACATTAAAAGTATTTCTTTGAGGAATAGGACTCATAATAAGTTCTATACCTCGTCCTTCACTCCCTCCTACTGTATGCTTTACAATAGCACCAGTTAATACTTCAACTGGCATATACCCCGCTGTCGCTGCCTCTGGTCCATCAAGTACAATATCACTTCCTGCCCAACAACCAACAAGTTGTTCGCATCCTGTACTAGTCCAAAGACAATTTAATCCACCAGTTCCTGGTCCAGGATCAATAACCGGAGGAGTAACTGGATTATAATTTTGTTGCATTGCTCCATAAGTCTGTTTCACATTATAGGGCTTTTCTAACTCTGATTCTTTTACATTCTCAGCCTTACCAAGATTAACAGCCTCTTTCAAGAATCTATCATAAGAGGGATCGGCTGCCCCTTTATAACTAGTCTTATTATATGGCTTAACCTTTGAATATACCATCTCTCGACCTGTTCAATGATTGAATCGGTTTAGTCAATACGTCCTTGCACTTCAGTACCATAATGGAATGACCACAGTTCCATCTCGGCATCGGCTGCAGCCATATAGAACTCAAACGCAACACAAGTCAAATTTGATTGGCTTATAGGAACACTTGGAAATGCTATCCCTTTTCCTGTATTAACCATTGAGGCAGTTGTTGATATTGCAGTCCCACTTGTTGCCATATCATAGTAAGCATTAACCGTGATATTCCCACTTGATCTTGCCTTGCAAAGAACCTTACTTCCATTAAGTGCTAATCGCATAGTCGGAGAGAAATAAAGTCTCCCTCCATCATCAGCAACAAGTGCCTGAATTGCCCTTGTCTTAATCTTATGCACAATAACTTGATCAGCATTAACCGTTGTCTTATCAGTTGTATCTGTCTCAAGTTTCATTACAAAACCAGATGCACTTCCGCCATAAGTATAATAGCGATTATCAGTTCCTCTTAGTGCAATTCCAGTAGACAAAATTATCTGTCTTTGAAATGGAGGATACCATTCATCAGTAACGTAGTTATAAACAAGTTCATAATCAGGAAGTAAGAGATGATACTCATTATTAATATAATCCGAGTACGCTTGCAGCGATTCAATATTAGCCGCAGCGATACAAGTAGAATACTCTGGATTAAAGTAATGATCTATGGCTGCACTAATTTTCTTCGGCTTTCTACCATCAAGAACATAGATTCCATCAGTATCCTGCCAAGTTATAATATTAACGCCTTCATCTGCGTGCATACTTGCATAGCCAATTTCAAAGGATTGGGCAGACTTAGGTGAAGCTATACCGACGGTATCGGCAAGTTTAAGTACTCCAAAAGTAGCTGGAGAATATCCCTCTAAGAGATGAATACTATTCTTCTTAAATATAACTAATTCATTATAGAATTTTGTAGCACATAAGATAGCATCCGCTCCACCAAAGGCATCAGTATAACCACTATCCTTTCCACTAAAACAATCATATCTATCATAAGATGAGAATCTAAGCCTATTCTTATACCGAGGATCGCCCCACAAAAACAGTCTTCCCTTAAATTCTATACACCCAGCATAGGTTGGTAGGGCTTCTGGTTGAGTGGCATAAAGACAAGCATATATTCTTGTCTTATCACTAAGTGCTGCATCCCAAGAAACCCTATACCAGAATCCCGGAGTCTTATCGCTTTGAAAAGTTCTCTTAGTTGGAGTCAGCGCACTTGCTTCAAAGAATATACTCCCCGTTTGAGCAAAACTCGAGTCTGATCCAGCATCAAGAGTAGTATCAATTAAGGTTCCACAAGTAGTCCATGCCGTACCATTCCAATACTCAATCAGGTCTACCTGCGCGTTTGCAGTGTTACCATAACCACTAGGCACACCAAACCCAAGACCGCAAACTGGTTCAACTGCTTTGAGATATAAATAATCAGAAGTAGTTGCGGCAGAAACATCAAGATATTGACTATCACTTTCATTAGTCAGTTTCCCCAATGCCTCGATATATTGTCCAAGACTTTCGTCAAAGAACAGTGCTCCATTGATCCACTCAAAAGCACCATTCCACTTATTAGACAGTGTGGTTGCTGGCATAGTACAAGTAATACTGATACATCCTACCGTTCCCGAAAGGGCTCCACTCCAAGATAACTCATAACCATAGCCCATCACATTATTAATTACAGTAAGAGTATCACTTGTTGAGGCTGTCCAAGCAATCGTTCCATCTTTAGCAAGAGTACCAGTAGCATCTGTCCCATCAACAAGAGAACTTACACTTGTCCAAGTACCACCCCTCATTGCCTTAACTACGAGATCAACATGGTTAGAATTAATACTCGCATTAAGGTCAAGAGTGATTCCTGAGAGCCTTTCAAATGAAAGGATATAAACCTTATCTGTAGCCGCTCCAAGAATATTAGCATAAGTACTTGTTCTATTATCTATAACCTGACTCGTACAATCAACATAAGCTGCTTCTGAAGCATCGTATGTAAATACAGCCAAAGGAAACGGAGCCGTTCCAGCATACACTATCGGCAAACCAGAACCGTCACAAAAAACAAACTTATCAGAAACAACACAAGAAAAACCAGGAGTAGTTCCCACCGTTACACCAAGATCGGACCCAAACGTAGTACCAACAGCAGGTGGATCATCACTGGAATCGAGTAACTTACTATTGACCTGAGCTATAAAGTGATAGTCTCCATTGTAGGGATGCTTATACTGATGAAGCGACTTAATGGCTCCGCCTGTTTCTGCCGCAGTAGTATTAGCTAAGACACATCCCTTACGAGGTTTCCATCCACCAGTCTTGCTAATCTTCCTCATGTTTAGGCCATCAGAAGCACTCCCATTAGGCAAGAGAATACTCGGTGTAACTCCATCATACTTACCAGTAAAGTCTTCCCTCGTCACTACAAGAGCCATTACCAGTCCTCCTGCGAGCGAATCCTTTGTGAGTTCTTCACTCTTGTAGATGCCCAGTCTTGAAACAGTTGAACAGTATCCTTTAACTCTGCTCTGGCATACTCAAAGTACTTCGGGTCGATTGCTGAACTTGGCTTAGTCAACAGTTCAACAGTTGCTATCTGAGTCAAAGCGGGTATGGCCTCTTCGGGCAGATCAGTCTCCGTACCATAAACCGAGTCTGTCGAAAAAGTACCCACTACAGTTACAGTTCCTGACGATCCAACATAATCACTAATCGCTGCTCTTGTACCTATCCCTGTTCCACCAGTCACACTTATATAAGCGCCATTGTAATAGTCATTTCGTGGCACAGGCAGATTAGTCGTCTGCATAACAATAGTATTACTACCACTCCCAGCAGTTGCAATACCAAAATGCAAGTCAATGATACGCTTCTCATAAAACAAGACAACATTTCTACTATACGAGTCTTGATTAATCTCAATGTAATTGCCATACATATAGACGTCTGGACTAACTTGATCAAGAGTCGCTCCATTCCATCTTGAGGATAGGCGTTCTCTTACCGTGCCAGAAAAAGGCAATTCGTTGCCATCAGTATCCTCGAGATAAATAGGTTTGCTGCAATCACTCGGTAAAGCGATTAAAGAACTTGATGGAGTAATAGTAGCCTTTGTCATAAGCCAATCACCTATAGTCATAGACAGAACCATAGATAACTTGGCTTGAGCTTTGTTCATCTTACGAAGTATCTCAAGATCAGTCCAATGAGAAGCAGTTGCTTCATTAAGGGATGATCTTATATCTGCTGCAATCTGAGCGGCATTTAATATCATTGACTTAACCCCGTCATATTATGAATCGGTTTAGTATTGAATCATGGGATTCATAGTCTGTCTTTCTTGCCCTTGTTCCTGAGGCTGTTGCCCTTGACTCTGAGAAGTATCATCATCCTGCCCCGCCACTTCAAACGTCGGCTTCTCTGGAGCATTCAATGTGAGCATCTTCATGCCCTCTTCTACTTGAGCAAGCATCTGCCTCGTCTTGGCTGCCTCATCGAGATGAATCTGCATCTTGTTTCTTAATCGAGTACCCACTTCGTTGAACTTCTTATAAGTCTTGAGGAAGCCTCTCATCTCTGGAGTGATCTTGAACTTTTCAACTTCTTCTTGATTAGGCATTAGTTATTCTCCTGTTTCCAAATCGCTAATTTCTTTAAATGGACTGAGTCCAAGTTTCCTTCTCATCTTAGCAAACTCAACAGCTTTCATCATAATCTCTGGAGTTATTCTTTCATTATCACGAATAAATCCTTGCTCATCATGAGTCAATTCAGGAACTATAGCAGGAATTATAGTATCTTCGCCGTTAAAGTTTACTCCAAGAGATAACTCTGTAACATGACGACTCTCAGAACCTATATTACCCAACCATCCTGGACCTTTAGAACTGCCATCTACTCTTGGACCGTAGTAGGGTCTGTTCCAACTAGGCATTAGTCGTTGCTCCTATAATACGTTGTGCAAGTGGGACCTCTAAGATAGGAATCTCTTTCTTTTCAAGTATTGGAACTCTCTTTAAAAAGTCAGCACCAAATAACTTTTCTATTGGCTTACCTTTAACTGAGTGAATCGTAGAGAAGTTATCTCTTACAGTCCAAGAGATCTTATCCATAAACTCCTGACGCTTGCGCCGCATGATTTGCTCGTTGTGCTCGTCAAGATACTTGATAATATTGTCATAACCAAGTTGCATGGTCTGTTGCAACGCCACGAGAACGTCAGCTCCAAGTTCTCTATATGATCTATTCTTTGTTTGCACTGTAGTGACATGATAGGGCAGTTTTCCATCTCTGGGAGTGCACCAGATCTCCCACTTCTCCGCTCCCCAGTCCCACACCACCTCGAGGGTTGGATCGAGAGCCTTGAGCTGTTTACGAAAACCTCTATCTGGCACCATACCAACGTCATTAGCTCTCCGGTAGCCCCTGAATGAGGGAAGCCTTCCGTTCGCTCTGCTGTCCACTTCCGTTACTTGTATCATATTTTACCCTTTCCTGAACCCGTTCATAATTTGAACAGGTATAGTCTTTATTGTTATGTATACTCTTATGGTATGTCATCAACTCTTGTTTAAACGGCTTATCTACATAATTGAGATAAGTCTTATCATTATGCTCAAACGCCCATTCAATCCAAGATCTCATGATGTGAACTTCTAACATTTTGGGCGTATTCATTTCTATTTTAAGTACCATAGGATCTGGCTCAAAGAGTGTATCAAGTAACGCCTCTTTCAAATCCCACTGAAGTTTCTCTGCAAAGTCATTCCACATATCAGAAGGAGGAAAAGCATTTTCAAACTCAGTACAACCTTTCTTCAAGATAACTTCGTTACTTGGAAAGTCGTTGCTTAATCTCTTCCAAAGTTTCCTTGCTCCCTCTAATCCCTCACTCATTGGAGTATACCAATAAGCTCCGTATAGGCCAAGTTTACCAGTATAAACCCTCTTCTCTAATCCACACTTAGAATTATCTTCGTGTTTTCTTTGATACTCAAGTACCTTAAACAACTCTTTTAGTGTCGGAACGACCATTACTACTTTGAAGCAATTCCTACAGCCTTGAGGAATCAAACTATAATTAAAGAAATAAGTTCTCCACAGATCACAAGCTCTATCAGGATTCTTAATCGTGCTTATCCAAGGAGAATTCAATTCAAGCATTGGCCTAAGATAGATCTTAGGATTCCCATCTTTATCAAAGTCAACCTTAAACTTCCCTTGAATTGGTGCAAGTATATCTACATTACTTAAATTCTCATACAGACTCATCTTATCCCCTCCTTCTTCAGAAGCCATCGAGCCTTATCTTTGCCGAGATCGCTCGAGAATAGTGGAGCAGTCATGCCTTGTTTTTCCAACTCGTCACTCAGTGCTACTCTGGTCCTAAGTTTTGGCCCTGCGTTACCAGCGATAACGATAGATGCCTTGCTAGGAATCCTGGTTGCACTGCTGCCACAGCGACAAGCTACCTTATCGAGAGGTGCAAAGCATAACTGCTCCACAACATTGTTACAAGTTTGGCAGTGAAACTCGTAAATGGGCATAACCCACTCCTTTCTAAGTGATAACAACCAACGGGATAGAAGCACCACTCGTACCAGTAATGGCTGTACTAAAATTGCGCCAAATACCAGTACCTGTACCACTATCACTAATCAGATCAGAACAACTTGCATGGAACAAGTTATCACTAAGTACGCACTGATTAGCTCCAGAGATAATGGTAACTCCAACGTCGCCAGTACCACCAGACAAGTTGATGATGTTATTCCTAATAATACAACGATCAGCGGTGTTAGCGGTAAGGTTAATCCCCTTGGCTGCGATATCCACATCCTGGATCACGTTGCCTTCAATAACAGAATCAGCCCCTGCAACACCAATAGCAAGTTTACAAAGACTAAAGATATTATTTGCAATAGTAGTATAACTTCCAGTACTCAGAACACGAGTCAAGTCTGATGCTGTGGTGCTACCAATAAAAGTATTGTGATGAATGAAAGCATTAGCGCCAGTTGTTGATACACTAACCGCATCAGTCGCAGGACCAACGTGCTGGAATCCTGCAAGTTCAAAGAACACACCACTTGAAGTGATATTGGTTGTAGTTGCCATACCAGTAAATGCACAACCACGACCAGCGGATGCAAGCTGCGGCCCACCACCAATAATGTGCAGATGAGTATTACTCGACGTCACAGCCTTAGTCTGTGTCCCTGAGCCAAAGACAATAACATAGTCATGGTTAGCTGTAACAGTCTTAAGCACAGCCTGTTGAATAGTCTTAACTGCTCGTTTGAAAGATTCACCAGTGGCATTATCGTCACCAGCAGTTAGATTAGTAAAATAAACATTCCCTACCATCAGGCCATAAAGCAATGCTCGAGTTTCTGGAGACAAATTCTTAGGTTTAATCATTTCAATTCTCCTTTAGGATAGTTTACCTCGATCCCGACTAAACCGATTCAATATTTGAACCGGCCTAGTCAGGACCGAATACTAGTTAGGCAACATCATAAGCCAAATCAGTAAGAACACCCTGGCTATTCCTACGCTTACAGCCAAGCTCGGCGTAGCGATAAAGGACAGCCTCATATGCATCATAACCACTAATACGAGAGAGAATCGAGCCGTCTTTATCCATCCAGTTGTAATCACTCATCCGATAGATCTGCAGATCACGCATGGTGAGGAAGTACATTTCCCCATCAATAGCATCATCATCTACCATCAGAGGAATACCATTGTACTCAAGAGCTTTCCAGCCACCATCGAGGGTCATAGTATTGACCATACGACGATCACTGTCACACAGTTCTTTGTACTCACGACGAATTGCACGAGTCGTAATTACAACATCAGGACCATAGTCTTTCCCTGCATTCTCCTCAACCTTATCAAACATCTTATCCATGAGTTTGAAGGTCAAAGCCCTCTGGCCCTTGTAACGACCAGCACTGTGGGAATCGACAATAGCCTTCCACCAAGTATAGGTCCCAACAACAAGACCCTGAAGACCATCATCAATAGGAGCAGTATTACTCGTTGACGTGCCAGAAAAGATAGCAATGTCATCGAGGTTACTATCAGTAACAATACCGCGCAGACCCATCATCTCCAGACGGCCAGCACCAGCCGCAGTGGAAGTCGCCAAAGAAATCGCTGAAGCTGGACGGACATAGTAAGCACCAGCAGCCTCAGTCACACTTGCATCAGTACAAGTGATAGTATCATACCCACTCGTTGCGGCCTCAGTGACTGCACTCACTGCAATATCAGTCGTACTAAGGGTAGTCGCAGTGATAACAGCAGATGCCTCAGTCACGATCTGGATACAGCCAGAATTGTTCCCATTCGGCTTAAGATATTTGGCCCCAAAGGTAGAACCAAAGCCATCACCACCAGCACTGTTATTCATGTATGTCCGCTGAAGGGTGATCGACGTACTTGTGCCAGTGCGCCACCGAGCCAGAATCCCATAGCCACACCCCCAGAATTGACGATTAACTTCCATCATCAGATCTCGGGTAATTCCTTGAATTTCATTGTCTACGACATTAGCATAGCTACCCTTCTGGTCACGAGTGGCTGCGATAGTGGGCCCAGAGAATGTAACGCGCCCATACTGATATTTCATAGGCACGGTACAAGTCTGATGCTTTTGGTAGCCAGCATCCGGCAGAGCCCCTCCATCCTTACGAGCACCAGTACCAGTATTACGCCCATAGTGAAGGTTAATCGTTGCGTTCTTGCCAGAGACATCAGTCTCATTTGTCTCCAACATAGAGGCAAGAACAGTACCATTGTTGAGCTGCTCCTGAATAGCGGGCAGGTAGAAGGTTTTCAGAACTTCAGAATAGTTCGAAAGAATTGCCGCGGTAGTACCAGTATAAGCCATTTAACGATCCCCCATTCGTTTGCTCATGAACTCGGCCATTGCATCCTTAGGCTGGACAATATCCTTCGCTCCCTTCTTAGGCTGAAAGCCAAACTTCTTTCCGGAGAACAAATTCGCTGCCCCACCTTCTGGCCCAGCTTCAATGAACTCTTTTCGACGTTTAATTTCATCAAGATTGAGACCATGTTTCTTGGCCCAAGCTACCTCTTGCTCGTCCATCCAAGCTTTCTTGGCCTCGCTAAGTTCCTTAGCAACTTCCGCAACAGGCTTTTTACCGCCTGCTTTATAAGCAGTTGCCATGACTTTGTGGATGTCTTCCTCATCGAGATCAGGATACTGTTCACTCAACTTGTCCTGCAAACGAAGCCGCATAAGTCCTACATTATCCTCACGAAGTCTTTCGATCTCCTTTTCGAGAGATCCAAACTTCGCATGGAATTCTGTAAGTGCTTCAGCAGCCACAGTGTCTGCCTTACCAATTTGAGGAACAACTCTCCCAGCATTCGCTGCGGGATCAGCAGCTGGCTTAGGAGTCTCCTTCTTGAGGATCTTTCCAGTTTCGTCAATAATCCCAGTAGCAATCAGTTCTTGCATCAGCGCAAAGCTCGCTTCTGAATTCTGCACATAGGTATCAACATCTACATTGTACCGCGCTGCAGCAGTAAGCGCCTTTGCCGCCGTCTGTGAAGCCTTAGTTGCCTCTCCCTGTTGAGCAATTATGTTCTTAACATCATCAACAGTATACGACTTCCCTTCGATCTCGACAGTAGTACTCTTCCCTTCGGTCGAGCCACCATCTTTATTTTCTTCTGGCATCTTTCTTCTCCTCTTCTTTCGGTAATGTGACAAGCATCTCCTTTATGCTCGAGTACTTCCTTGCATAATCAAGCAGCCTGCCAGTTGCAACCATAAAGTTAGACTTCGATGTGGCCAAGCCAAAGAACTTTCCGGCCTGGGGCGGTAGACTATCACCATTGATCCTGGTATTTTGTCTCAAATCAAGAAGCTCGTTCCATGTCCTCTCACAATCCATCAGCATCGTGAGATACAAGTTCCACTTCTTGATTATAACAATCTCATCAGGAGTTAGATTGCTCATTAGCCTCTGGTCCTTTCTTAGCATTTTCAAGCATCGCTTGTCGCTGAATCATTTGTTGCTCCATAGCCTTAAGGAACTCTTGGTGTTGCATTGCATGAGTTTCAAAGAGTAATTCTAATTCCATAAAGGCCTTAGGATTCTGCAACTTCACTTTCTGGAAGTCAAGAGTCTTTCTAAAGTGATTATGCTCCTGCATATGTATCGAGTGATTATCATACTGATTCACTTTAATATCAGTAACTTGCCCCTGCATCAAAGTATTATTTTCATATCTTGCGTACATCTCATCAAGTTTAGTATCACCATACATATCATCTACAACAGCATCTTCGAGCATATTCATGACATGACGTCTGACTTCTGGATCAGCAGGATCACCATACAACCCCTTACTGTATCTATCCATAGTCATCTGATTTCTCAATACGCGAGAATCAGGCATAGACGACTGTCGTTTAACTGATACATCAGTATTGTTACGAAGATCACTTCCTTTGAAGGCAAAGATTTCGAACTCATTTTCTCTTCCTGTAACCTTAATCATTCTATCTGTTTCATAGCCATCTTGGAATCTCTTCAGAATTCGACTTCCCCAAGCCTCTAATCCCTCTTCAAATACCGCATGACTTGGCAGTTTACCAAACGCATCTTGTTCTAACAAGAGACTTACCATATCACCAGAACGAATGTCACTCTTATTAGTTCCCCGACTTACCTCATGAGCAGAATACAAATCCTCCAAAGAAACCTTTGTCATATTCAGAGCGAGTTCCATAGAAGGAGGCAGTCCCTTAAGCTGCAACCATGATGGAGTATGTCCCATAACTGGCTTGAAATAGATGATCTCTCCGTGAGTATCATCAGGAACAGTTTCCAAACTGCTCCCACGAGGGGCCAATAGTTTCCCCTTAGCTGCGATCTGATTGAACTCATCAACTGAGTTATTTGTTTTATTCCATCTAACCTGCAAAGGGACTGCCTCAGTAAACGTCGCTCTTCCCCAGAAAACTCCAGGAATATCTATGTCTTTAAAGTGCTCAAGATTATAACTATTATAAGGATAATCCGTCTTTTGCAGAACAATTCCATTAGCCGCAGTAATAAACAAACCATTAGGATAATCAATACAAGGCTGTCGATAGAACTCCATCATCACAGCCCCTTCAATCTTTGAATTAGCCGTCCCTACTCTACCCGAGATAAGATCGGCTCCGAACATGGTACTTGCTCCTGACTCAGGAGTAACATCAATTCCTCGTTTGTAATTTCCTCTAATGTAATCGAGGGTTCTCCACTTAGCTTTAATAATCCATGACATTCTGTGCAAATCGGTATCGCCCAAGAAGACAACGGGGAGAATGATCTCAAATGGACTCCACACTCCAGCATCGACATCTCCCAAGTAAACAAGCTTTCCGCTCTTAGGATCAACTTGAGTCGGTCCCAACTTGGGGTTCCATCTATCATCCAAGAATCCGTTCCCTGTTGCATAGATCCACCCTGCAAGCTCTCTGCGTTTACGCTTCATTCTCGAGGTACGCCAAAAGTATTGAAGCACCTTCGCTCCAACTTTAGCCGACTTAACATCTTCATCCTCATTAGTATTAGGTACAACCGTCATCTGAGGATCATCTCTAATCAAGTCAGCGACTTGGCGTCTCCACTTTGGCAAGAGTATATTATCAACTCTTCGAGTACGCCCTTTAATTCTCGAGATTTGTTGGAGCATATGAGCCTGAGAGTTGAAGAAGACATACTGACGACCAGCGAGAAAGGCAAGATTAATCATCCATTCTCTCTCATATGGACGTCTGAGCTCTAGACCAAGATCATAGTTCTTCTTGACCTCGGCCCAGAGCTCCATATCCTCTTCGCTTTGCGCGGACTTCTTAGGCGTCGCTTTAAAGCGATCAGCCGATTTGGTATTAAGTCTCATTATCTGCTATCTCTCCAGCAAGAAATTCTTTCCCAAAGTCATCTTCACGAGCCAGTTTTTCTGCAGGAAAATTCATCTCAGCGACATTAGCTGGCGAAGTTTGAGCATACATAGGCATATTAAAGTGAGACATAAAACGATTAAGCATATCACGATTATCTTGTCTTAGACCTATAATCAGACTTGACTGAACATCTACCATTCTTTGCAGAGACGTTTTGAGTGCCGAGATCTCTGCAAGTATTTGTCCATTAGAAACCATTATCCCTCCTTTCACTCAACCAATTCAATCATTGAACCGGTTTAGTCATTTCAATAACATCATCAGGAATAGGATTAGCCTTAGCTAACAGATTAGTCTTCCGTGCTGATCCCGCAGATGAGCCGAAAAAATAGCCCATTAACCCCGAGAATGCTGCAATCAAAGCACCAATCATAAGCATAACTGGTTCTCTATTAAGATCAGTAAGAGTACTCGGATTGATCAGCAATGCAAGAAGACAACCAAAGAATCCAATTATTACTAATCCAGCAAGAATTACTTGAGAAATTTGTACAGTCATATGTCACCTCAAGCGTCCGGTAAGTCTGCCGCTTTCTTAGAATCAAATCTCGTCTTGGCCGCAATAAAAGCTGCATCAATCTGTTCCTCAGTTTGTCCTGCAGCCCTGCCAAGTTCGATCCAAGTCTGAATCCCTTGAATAATCAGTGACGTAACGGCTGGAATCAAGATCTCTGCGACTGGCATCTTACTTCACCGTTCCTTTCATCAGCATAGCCTGAAGCTGATAGATTAGATTAAGAATCTGTTGTTCTTGTTCAGGAGTTGGCGCTCCCCCGACTACTGTCAGTTGAGAATAAGCAGTCACAATAGGTTCAGCATAAGTCATAAACTGCTTATACGCCTGAAAGTATTTCTGCTGATCTCCAGTAACTGGCTTTGGCGTAGCCGCAAACTGAGCAAGATAATTATCATAAGCATTAGAATAGAGATTCATAGCAAACGTAGCGCGTTGCTTTGGAGTCATCTGATCTGGAGTCATAACAGATTGACTCGCACAACCAATAACAAGCAATATCAATAGAATAGGAATAAGCTTTAGCTGTCTCATTATTTTCTCCCTTCATGTTTCAACGAGTAATGGTTTCCATCTTTAAATCTTCCTCCCCAAGCACAATCTGAGTCCAAGGACTCCCACCATTCTCCTAACACTTTATGATCCTCTGTATTAGAGCAGAACACCCACTGAGTTCCCTCCTTCCTAAACAGATTAAGATCAATCGCCAGACGCTCTTTATGCAGAGAAACCTCACTCCCATATGGACATCGAGGATCTCTATAGGCGTCTCCAAGAGTAATAGCATAGCCGAGTTCAAATGCCTTATCAATCAATCTTGGAACCAGTCTGGCAAACTTAATCTGTTTATCATTTAGTTGGCCCATAACTATTTATCCTACTTCTTTTGGTTTTCAAGTATTTTTATGTTTTGATCTCTGAGAAAGTTCTGCCGTTCGTTTAACTGTTTTAGTGCAGTATCAAATCCCTCTTGTCTGTCCAATACTTTTATCTGAGTGTTCTCTATATTGTTCATCGTGACGATAATCTCTTTCTGTCCTGTTGTTAATGATTCTTGACCTTTAGTAACTATAGTAATTATCCAACCAAAAAGTATAATTGAAAAAGCAAACCCAGCCGTGGTCGTCAGGATATAGACCCATCGTGGAACTAACGTCGTGATTGAATTAGTGATAACCAATAACTTATTACACAGATCAGTACGATGTTCTCGTCTATCGTTTTCATTATGCTCCCACAAGAGACGATGCAGAGCACAATGGTCTGTTTTAGCGTACTTGTCACACATTTCAATATCGTCAGTCATCATGCACCTATAACTGCACCTTCAATAACTACGATAAGATCATTAGACTTAGCTATACTCGATGCGGTAAATATAGCCTTTAACTCTCCTATATAAGTTCCTGCAGCTTGAGTAAGATCACTTGCCGAAAAATCTAACGTCACAATTCCACTCGCTGCACTTGTCTTACCAAAATCAGTATTAGTCTTGGATATTCTCGCTTGACTATCAGCCTCAGACTTACTCCCCTTAATCATAAAAGATAAGGTCGCTGTAGATAGATCAATAGCACTTCCATTAGAAGTACAAGTAAATCTTACTGTCCTTGCCTCTTTCTGTTTAAGACTAATAGATGGCATTAAACTATCTCCATATTAGTAACAACAAAATCACTAGTTACTGTGAAAGAAACAGTAAGATCCTCAGTAACTGCAAAAGACACTACAAAATCACCAGTAGCAAGAACAATGACTCCAGCCCATCCGGTAACAGCTTCAGCAAAGTTTAAGATCTCAGTAGCTGTAAGCGTTATACCACTAAAATTATAAATAATACTTTCTGCAAATGTCAAAGTCTCAGTAATCGAGATGCCAAGATTACCTAATACACGAGTAAGTATCTCAGCAAGAGATAGCCCCTCTGATACAGAAAGGTTAACAACACTCAATGACTGACTTAGAATCTCTGCAAAGTTTACTGCTTCTAGTATACTAAATAAAGCTGTTCCTAATTTAGGTGTTACACTCTCTTGAATATCTAAGGCCTCTAACACAGAAGTAAGAAGCCCACTCATTTTAACTGATAGAATTTCTGCGACACTTAAAGTCTCTGAGAGAGTTATTGAGAGTTCGCCAATACTGGCAAATGCTAGTGTAGGTGTTGTCTCAGCTAAGTTAAGTGTTTCTATTAGCGCAAGAAGTATAACACCCATCTTATAAGTGTTAGCTTCCTGAAAATCAACGGTTTCAGATATAGATAGAAGAACTCCACCTATTCTAAGACGATCAACTTCGTCCTCGAATGAAAGAGTTTCTAATAAACCTAACTTCATCTGAGAATGAATTATAGCAAGTTGCTCCGCAAAGTTCGAAGTCTCGCTAAAAGCCATCTTCACTTGAGAATTAGTATGAGCTAATACCTCAGCGAAGTTGGCTGTCTCAGATGCAGTTATCTTTATATCATCAATCCTGATCATTTACTTCTTCCTCAGGAATCCGTCTACACTCCAAGTCATATAAAACTTGTGCCGGCTTTTATCAGTCTCAAACGTATCATCATTTTTCATAAACTCTGCTACTGCATCCCATGCACCGGGACCAGGAACTGCCATGTTCATTATGGGGTGTCCGTTCAAGTTAGTATCATCTACCACCATATAGCATCCAGGTGTGACCAGAGGCCCATAGAGTTTTAATTCCTTTAGAACATGTGCTGCACTATGATCGGAGTCCAGGAACACCATCACCCTATCCTTGGGCTTAATCATGGACTTGATTTTTTTAATGGTAGCAGGATCAACGGAACTGGCCTTCATAAAGGAAATTTTTTTATGCTTGAAATCAGGCAAACCCATCCCAGAGCTCTTATCGTGTATGTCTATCGAAACTATCTTACCCGCTCCCATCTGATCCAGTATAGTTGCAAAGAACATAGCCGAACCGCCCATTGCTGAACCTGTTTCAATTATGATGGTAGGTTTAGTCTCAAAAATAATCTCCTGCTTTACCCACATATCGAATGGGTTGTTATATACTCCAACTCCAAGCCACTTAGTGCTTCCATAGTTCCATACGTTAGAGTTGAAATACATGACATGAAAAGTGTTCGCTACAAGATGCTCCATAAAGTTATCGTCGTAAGACATTAGTTGCCTATCCTTTCACCAAAGGTCATTTCTTCAACTACGTGAATTTTTACTTGACTTGGATCGTCGTTCGAAGAACTTTTCTTCTCCTTTAGCAGGGTATCTATTTCCAGCAGGGTCGATGTGGGTGCAGAACACATTTGTATCAACAAGGAAAGGATGATCTTTCTTCGCATACTGAGGCCATCCGGCTTTTCTAAAGATGTCATTGTCCACCACCTTCTTGCACCAATGCAGGTCTTCGGTGCCGGTTATAGTCTGCCATACTTTTGTCTTAGCATCTTCCCACATCTTGACTGGAGTCTCGAACACCCTACGCATCCTCATTCCGTTTGCAGTGTATTCTTCTGACTCATCCCATACTGCTTTAAGAATAGAGTGATGAATTACTGTACATCCCATAGGAATACCATCAACCCATACTTTGTCTCCCATCTTCCAGTCTGCGAAGTAACCACCTCCGGGACCGCGAAACAGCAATGGTTCGGAAGGGACAGACTTTGTAAAGTAAAGACCAGACCATACCGGGACGCGCTCCGTCATTATCCTGTTGTTAACCGTAATCAGGAACGTGGGAGGAATAATAGTATCGTGGTCGATGAAGACCATCCACTCGAAACCCTGTTTCAAGAACTCCTCTACCGCTACATTACGAGCTTCAGCCACTAAGAATCCAAGTGGGCTAAACTGATCGAGCCACATCAGGTATTCTGACTTGCTCCAATTAACTGGGGCAGCTTGGTTCCATCTTGCCATCGCCCATTCAACTCGTACATTGCCAGTGATACCAGTAGCAATGAAGATTCGTCTGTCCTCGGACTTCTTAGCTTTGACTATTTTATGGGCCGCAGAAGGCACTCTATGCTCCCTTCGGATTTCCACATAGGCGAACCCTTTTCAATCTTCCAAGGTTTAGGTTTATGCACCGCATACAGCGCCTTGAACTCAGGATCAAAGTACCCGAAACTCAACTCGTTGAAGCTGGTGCAATGAGTTGGATCCTGGTGCCATGAAGGTGAACCGGCATAGGGTGTAGATATAGCGACCTGCCCACCATTCTTTGTTACTCTCCAAAGCTCGTCCATCCACGGCAAGATGAGCCAGGGCTTGATGTGCTCGACGATGTGAGCAGCCAGCACGATCAGGCACGAATCGGACTCCAACGGCCAGGGGAACTTCTCAGTGTCGTGGACTATATCCGATCCCTTGGCCGGCCCCATCCGAAGGTATTGCTTCTGAGGAACGTCGGTCAGTCCTATGTCGAGTAGGTATCCCTTGGACTTAACCAGTGTTTTCTTCATATATCAACTGGCCGTCAAATTGAGTTGGTATGTGAGCGCACATGACTGGTTGCTCGCCCAAGTCTGAGTCGCATAGGTCTTGCCGCACATAAGCGATTGGTTACTGGTCTGGCTAAGAGCATACAGCCCAGCGTTCTGAATCACTACAGGAGTAATGACTGTCTGAAATGCAGACGCCCACGAAGCTACCCATTGCACCTGGGTAGAGCCGTTCACTGACACAGTGCAAGCCCCACGCTGGTTGGTGAACTGAACAATCTCACCGGGCAATCCGCCAGTGTTGGATGCCGGAGTGGTCCCCGTGCCGACAGCCGCATAGGATACCTGTGCCGATCCAGCCGATGCCGCCAGAAGGTAGGCAACATAGTTCAGGAACCCGATATTCGTCATCTGGTTCGGTCCGCAAAGGCCGGAGTCGCTCGCAATCCTGTGCTGCGGCTCCCCGTTCGGTCCGTAGTCGTAAACAGCCACCCGATAGAACCCACGGATAACCAACTTGTCGTCAACAACATTCTGCTTTTTTCTAGCCATTTTAATTCTCCTTCGATGTTTAGTCTAACGCCTCTGCAAATGATAATGTTTCTGATATTGTTATTGTAGGTGCTCCCCCCGCCGCCACATAGTCGTTCGCCGGAAGCCCAGCCGTGATGAAAAATGAATTGGAAAAGCTACCATTCACTTTTATAGTAGCTTCATAACCTGTTCCATCGTCATAAACTGCTTTTGTATCATTTCTCCAAGTAAAAAAGTCACCAGCATAAACACTTGATGAAATTTTACAGCCAACCGTAATATAGTTGGTTGTATCACTTCCACCAGATCCCCTATCTATAGTTATTGCGTATTGGGTGGATGCAGTTAAAGAAACTGGAGTTGCGAATGCAAATTTAACTTCTGTGTCACTCCAAGACGGATTACCTACAACCCCCACTGAAGGAGAATTTGTTATTTCAGCATTAAGAGAAGTACCAGATAGTGACCAAATTCTAATTACATAAGTATAGATAGAGATATCAGCGTATGCCTTTAATTTAAGTATAACATTAGAAACAGAAACATTTGACGATGGAGTCCATGTTGTTCCAGTATAATATCTCTGAGTCACAATGCCATTTTGGGGATAATGCTCGCTTAAGCCTTGTTGACTTAATACAGCTATGTCCAGCGAATCTATCGCCGGTAAGCCTGCCGTTATGTAGAAGGTTGTCGCCATTGGCTATGTCCTAACTCCAGGGGATCGTGATGGCGGTGCGTCTT